TACAGTTGAAACCCGCTACGTTATCTTTGTCTAGTGCTGTTCCTGCTGTCATCATACAGCGCATAGAGGGCATAACTTCTAAGCTGTGGATAGCATTGAATAACTTTAGGGCTACCTCCTCGTCTATCTGCCCACGATCCTTCCAGAAGTCTACGTATCTATTGACTGTCTCATGCCACGACTCTCTACGCCCTGCCTCTGGTATCCAACGTGCATATCGGCTCTTGTGTATAAAACTTTGGTACTGATCCATTATGTATTGTCCTCTAGTGTGCTGATTAATTTATTTAAGTACCACTGGGATTTCTCGCAGTCCTCTAAAGCTTTTCCCTTATAGGACATCCTCCAAATGTATTTCAAAATATTGCCCTTTAAGTACCCTTGAAATGCTTCAAGCTCCATGCTTGCTTCAATGGCCTCAATACATTCAATGCCTCCAGAGTTATAGTGTGTTGGGTGATTCACTAAATCTTCCATGCCCTCATCTTCACCCCAATCAATCTCAGTAGTGCAACCCTCTAAGCTAATCTCCTCTGCTTCTCTCTCCGCAGGTTCTGCCCAAGCCTCTAGCCCTACATTAGCAAACTGTTCCCACGCTGACTGTCTGCCCTCTTCTGTAGTCATGTCTTGAGGTATGTTACTACGTGCTGCTCTGTCCCACTCGCTAGGAGTCACATCATTTAGTTTCTTGTTCATAAGGCATCTCGTTCGTTAGGTTTTTGTTTTCTTTGCGTTTAGTTTCTTTTAGCTTAGAAGAACCTTGTATCTTTTTAAACTTCTTCTTCCTAAGAAAACTATCGCGCCTCTCATCTTTGCGATTTGATTCGTCCATTAGTCAAAAGTCTCTTTGTTTTCCAAGTTAATCCAACTGTCTGGGATACTGTCTTCACTAAACCACCTGAAGTTGTTCTTGCTTGCCCACTCACCGTGGCTTCTCTTGGTTCCATCCTTGCGCCTTGTAGCTTGTGGCATTGGCGCACTGGGATTAGCAAACAAAAAGACTAACTCCGTGTCTTCGGGTAACGCTTTGCTTATCCAGATGTACTTACTGTACTCAGCATAATCCCAGAACCGTCCCTTGGCTTCAAGTAAAATCTTCTTGCCGTCAATCTCGCGCAAGAAGTCTGGGTGATAATTATGATCAACAGTGTAAGCAACTTTGTCAGTATGAAAGCTCCAGTTGTCTAGTATACCAGTGTGCAGTTCGTATTCCCAGTTAGAATCATAGCCTTCTACAAGATTAGGAGTCGTGGGGCGCACTGCTCTGGGTTTCCGGTATCCCTTTTTAATGTAAGTCAATGTAGTTGTGCCTCCCGCCTTTCTAACTCTGCGTCAATGAGGAGCCGAAAGTCTTTAAGGAACTGACCATCTATATCAGTAACAGAACTATTAGTGTTATGAAGAAAGCTACCTACGTGAATAATCATATCTTCAATAGTCATTAGTTCCTCTTCCATTGTATATCCTCCAAAGTAATTGTTTCAATTGAAAGCTTTGGAGAGTCGCGCAAGAGTTGTTTGATTGTCTTGATAACCCACTTAGGATGATAGGCGTTTAAATACATAGTGCGTCCTGCCATGAAGTGTGTTTGGTCTGGCATAAAAGACATGTAGTTTTTTACATTGATCTTACTGCTCTCTTCTTTATCTAACAAAGAAGCGAACCAGTCAACAATGATAGTCGCTGACTGTGCCTTAATGCGCTTAGACTTCTTCCTGTTCATAGTAGCTCCTCTACTTTTGGCTCGACTACAACTGTTGTCAAGTATGTTAATCCATTAGAGTATCTAAAGGTTCGTAACCCATCACCATCATTAGCATCTTGATGGCACTGATACTTATACTTACACCAACTACATCCCTTGGGCAACTTGATGTTTCCTTTCTTGCCGTCTGCTATAAGATCATAACAAAGGTCAGGGGGCGTGTCTAGTTTAAGAGCAGGAACAAGCTTATTAATTGTTGTTGTTATGTTGGGCTTATCTAGATCGTCAGGTACATACATACACAACTCGCCGCTCTCTTTGTTTAACACTAAGAACCCGCCTTGGTCTGTACCCTCTGCTTTTTCATACCCTGCAAGCTGACCCATGTAACCAAACGGATCGTCCTGCGCTAACCGGCCCTCTCTAAACTTATTGAATGCAAAGCGTGAGGCAGTCTTAACATCAACAACCTCGCCATTGATCTTGCAATCCATGTGTCCAAGGATGCCTTCAACCTTAACTTCTTTCTGCTCATCTGTAACGGTGTGACCTGCCATGCGAACAAGCATCAACACAATCTCTTCAAGCAGATGGCCGTACAGGAACTTGATCTGCGTTGCGCCATCAATACCACCGCGCCCCTGCTCATCACGCTTCTCGTACCACAACTGGCGAGAAGGCTTTCCAATGTTAGACATACGCAGAGTAAAGTCTTTGTTACGTTCTCTGGGTGTTGCCCAAGACATCAGAGCTACCTTCATGTCAGCTACTGTCTTGTCTATCTCAGCTTCAGTTAACGGCAAAGGTATACCGTCCGATAGGCTTTCTAAGTGTCTATAGATGTCGGGTACTAAATCTTTAAGCTGCTTCATACTGTTCGTCCTGTAATTTTAATATAAGAGCCTTGGCTTCTTTTAATTTTATTTTAAACCACTCGCCTTGTCGCTCTATGTTGTCTAGCTTGAGACTGTCATGCGCCATGCGCTCTGCTTCTCTGCGGTCTATAAAGTATTTAAAGTATTCAACTTTGTAATCGCGTAGTGGACTGCCAGTTTGGAAGTGACGGCATCTTTCTTTTGCGTCAACAGCCATTCCAATCTTGAGCCAACCCTTCCAAGCAGGGTTAGAGATAACATAAACGTGGCCTGATTTAACGCTGTTGTATTCTTCTAGAGCTTTGCCACCAATGTACTTCGCAACTATAAAAGGCGAGGCAGTGTTGCTCTCTACCATGTTCTTAATACGCCGCTTATCATAGCACGTTGTGCAACTATAGTGACACTTAGCCACGAAAGAAGGATACCAGTTATCTGGCGTTAGTTTGACTGAACAAGTATTACAGTTCTTAGAACGGCTTTCGATCTCAACTTTAAGTTCTTCGTTTGTCATGTGAGGTTCCTTTAGTTTAATGAGTTTCACTCCAGTTATCTCCTACTTTATAGTCCCCGTCTAACGGGCAGTTTAAGTTAAGCATACACCCTGCTTCTTTAATAGCTTGAACACCTGCCTTACCAACGTCTACAGCGTCATCAACGTGACACTCAATCTGCCATTCGTCATGTACGTTAGCTACAAACTTAGCGTCCCAACCGTGCTTCTTTATTTTCTGATCTAGAACAATCAAAGCTTGCTTCATCACGATTGCTCCTGCTCCTTGCAACAAAGTATTCAAGGCCGCATGTTCTGAGCGAACAGTAAGCCTTCTACCGTCTAGTGCTTTAATGAATCCGCTTTTAGCTTCTCGTTGTACTCGTCCCGTAAGATCTTTGAATGATGGGAGATTATCAAAGAAGCGTTGTCTAAGTCCTTTACCACCTGCTCTACCTCTGTTAGCCACTGACCCAAGTTTAACATCTCCGGCTCCGTACAAAAGCGCATAGATGAAAGTCTTTGCCTGATTTCTTGATTCAAGTCCTGCAAGATTTTGATTGGTGGTGTGTATATCTCCGTTAAGGATTGCATTGGTGTACCCCTCGTCATTTAAATAGTGTGCAAGCATTCTTAGTTCTAAGCCAGAAGCATCAATGCCCACTAGCCTATAGTCTTCTGGCACTGTCCAACAAGACCTACATTCTTCGCCGTAGGGTGAGGTGCTACTTGGAATTTGAGCCATGTTAGGATGTGAATGTGTCATACGCGAAGTCACTGCACCATTAGGATTAACATAGCCATGCACCCTGCCTGTGTCATCGTTAAGTTCTTTGATCCAACTCTTAGTCTGAGCCAACCGCTTCTGCACCATCAGGTACTTTGCAATCAATGCAGCTTGTGGGATGTTCCTAACTTTATTTAAAGTAGACTCATCCACAATTGGCTGACCTGTCGGTGTATG